CGAATCCGAGAAAAAGTGAACGTGGTACGTGTAGTCTTGCATTAGTCATTTTTTGACCTCCTATTTAAATTAGCAAGGTTAGTAATAGAACCCTGAATATTCAGCGGTTCATTTTTATTTATACTAAAGTATAATACTTATGTGAAAATACTTTAGTAAAAAATATAATATTTAGATCACTTATATTTAAAAATATTTAAAATATTCGCCTGCATCAGTATTAGCCGACTTCCATGGATTCTCATCATGATCGACAAGAAATTCTATAGTATATTCATTATCCGCGTGTTCTGCATTAGTACTAAACCTAACATCAGAAAATTTTCTAGCATTACCATACATTACTTGAAAGTTATCACTGCCGTCTTGAGGTACAACCCAACGGTATGATTTTGTACCAGAACCACCAAAATAAGAGACGTTGTGGAACCCAGCTGGGAAAAACTTAAAGTCACGACGATTATCAGTATCTGCGTATCTAGTACCCCAAATCGGCGCATGGTTAGGTGTGCCGTACAGTCCAAAAAATTTTATATAATTATCAGCGACCTCTTCCATAGTTGTAGGCTTATCCCAATATAATACATCATCATTCCTAGAGTTAAATATACCGTTTGGCATGACAGTCTCAAAGATCTTATTCACTCTAGGATTAGTGATTGTTTGATTATGGTTACATTTCACAAGACCACCCGGGTTATTTAAGGCGTCTTGATACGTCCAAGATTGTATATTCGAGACACCATAGGAAGCATAGGAGTCAGTTTGCACCTCGGAGCCGCCTCTCCAAAAGTAATAGCTAGTCGGAATTGACTGTAAAGTGTTATTAGAACGAGTGACCCATCTACCAGTAATTTTCATCCAGTTCCAATGAGGATCATAAAGGTCAGGATTAAGGTCGCGGGCTGCATAAGTATAACGAGGATATTCGTCATACGATTTGATATCTAGTCTAATATCAGGATATCCTTCAGTATATAGTACCGTAGAACTGTCATCATCAAGCTCTTCGGCATGGTCTATTAGTTTAATATCACATCTGCTATAACCAGGAATTTTAAGATTAGTATTCCTAGATCCAATAGCAGGAATATTCGCATTAACTTGTCCAAACCCGAGCTCGGCCTGTGCATAATTACGTGAGTACACGTAGGGGAAATGTATATAGTTGTTTTTATTACCGAAGCCATATTGTGTTGATTCGTGTGGAGAAAGGACAAATCGGGTGTCTAATTTGTACCATTGCTTTCTGTAACCTGGCTTTAAATAAAACTTATCAAAGTTAGACAAACCAAACATATCAGAAAATTTAATTGGCTGCCCTGCTGTGATTCCAGCAGCTGCTGCGTACTCTGACATACTCAAATTTTCATCTTCTCCATTGCTAGAAGCCAAATTAGGAAATTCTTCTTGAATATGATGATCTATACTCAATTCATCAATTATACCTGCTGCTTCATTTGCTGCGTTTGAAAACTTATCTTTTATCGCCATTATTACTATCTCCTAATTAGGATTATTGCCTATATTATATTTAGGACATAGTTCCCATAGATTTTTATCTTTATGCGGAATAACTTTAATCTGTCTTAACGGAGCTTTATCGAGGCTTTCGAATGCGTTAACACTACCAATCTCGACTAAACCCCAATCACTTAATAACGTAGCAATTGTATTACGGCGTTGAATATCATTCTCAATTAAGTTTGATGGCTTACCATCTAATAAGAATAACTCTTTAAAGTGAACGATAAAGTATCGACCTTGCTTATGTAATATGTGACAACTTTGATATAGCTTATTGTCTTTACGAGATGCCACGCCAATACGAGTTAATGTTTCTTTGATCTTTAAAAAATCATCAGGTTCGTTTAGGTTGACTTCCAGCATGTCAGCTGGTGTCCACGGGCTAGTTTGTTGATTATTGTTTTCCACCTTTGTTCATCCTTTTTCTCAATTCAGTTAAGTGTTCATCAGTAAATAATGATAATACAGATTTAGCTTTTTCATTGCTATAACCATAATATTCTTTTACGACATTCAAATCAGAGATCTCTTCAGGTTTAGACCATTTAGAGAACCTTTTCTTTTTCTTAACTATATTTATAAAGAAATCAAATTGAAGGCGGTTATCAATATGATGTTGGATATTCATTTCGTTGGCATACAACACCGTGTCTGGGAAATAAGATAAGCTCCTATTGACCATAAACGGCGTGTATTTAGATTCAGCAATGTCATCTACCATGATGTCTTTCTTGGTATTGTTGATGGCATTTATGTATTCGAATGGGTTCATTTGAACTGAACCCCTGCCATGATTTCAGTGAGGCATGCTACCACATTGAGTTCATGATCAGCTACGAATGCATTCTTGTATTGATAATCAGCGAGGATAAGAACAAGTTGAGGTATAGATTGTGGATCAATATAGTCACCCATGTTGTCGTATATACGTCTGAATAGTGCAGCAGGTTCAACATCAATGTTATCAACTACCCATTGACGCATACCTTTAAAGTTCTTACCTTTAAGAGACTTCATAAGAGTTTCAATATTTACTTCTGATATCGAAACTAAGATGCCTGAATCAATTACACCTGACGCTGAATAACGTTGTAGTTCATTAAGAACACGACGCCAATCAGGACAGTACTTCATAATGATTTCAGCAATGACTGCTTTGTCATATTCAATACCTTCATCTTTGAGTATCATTTCGCATCTTTCCATAAAGGAAGCCATTAATGCTGGATGATCCTTCTTAGCAATATTGAATTCAATTGGTGTACATCGAGAATGTAGTGGTTCAATAATACGATTCTTGAAGTTACACGTTAGAATAAATCTGCAATTAGAAGAGAATTCTTCAATGAATCCACGAAGTGCTGGTTGTGTTGATTGTGCGTTAAGATAGTCTGCCTCATCCAAGATGACTACTTTGTAGCCACCTTGAAGAGAAACTGTTGATGCAAACTTTTTGATCTTTCCGCGTAGCGTATCGATATTGCCTTCTTCCGATCCATTGATTAGAATATAATCGAGATCGAGTTCTTTGCATAACGCTTTAGCTACAGTAGTCTTACCAAGACCGGCTGTACCGGTAAGAAGCATATTGTGTAGGTCACCTCCTTTAACAATATCTTCAAACGTTTTTTTGATTGTACGAGGTAAGACTATGTCGCTTATGCGTTGTGGTCGATACTTTTCTACCCATAAAAATTCATTCATTAAAGGACCTCCCAAGAAACTACTGTATCAGCATTGAATGATCGCCACGCATCTTTGTCCAAAGACCAGCAAACGATTTGATCGTTCGTGGGTTTTTGACTTTCGACAGTAACGGTATCAATGCCATTAGCAGTAAGTACCTCGGGATTTAATGTACATGGCATTACACGTATTTCACCAGAATTAACCTTAGTGAATGTTACGGTAACACTACCTTTTTTGAGAGCTTCGATGAGCAATTGCTTTTCACTTGTAACCATTATATAAGACCTTTAGTTTGTTTTAAATTAGACTTCTTCGACTTCGACAGGATCACCTGATTCGTCTGTGGCAGTAGCGCTTCCAGCTTCTGGTTCTTGAGCAGCCTGCTGAGCTTCTACGAATGCGGCAAAGCGATTACGTACTTTACCAACGCTTTCAAGTTCAGCGCCTTCATATGCACCACGCTTTGTAGTAATATCGATAATTTGTACTACGGCGGCGATATCAGCAAATGACAATTGAACCTCTGTGGCCTCTTCTTGCACTTCTGTTGTGTTTTCTTCTGACATGTTGTTCTCCTATTGAGAGTTATAGTTACTATTTTTTTCCAAGGCAATGTAATATCTTACAGCTTGGGTTGTGTTTTTCCATTCGGAAATAAGTTTAGATGAGATTTTAACTTCATAGTCTCCATCTAGCAGCTTCAAGTTGTTGATGTTGATTACGAATTCGAATTGACCTTCTGTGTAACCAGCATCATTTGCAAGCTGTATATTATATATATTAGCTGAACTATCCTTTGAGTCAAATACTTTAATATTTACACCTTCATCAGTAGCAGTGATTGACATTTCACTGTGACCTAATGCTGATGCGGCTTTACGGATTTGCGACAAGGTATCATGGGTAAATGATACTTCGACCTCACAGCTGGGCATGGTAATGTCCTTTTGAGGTGTCGTTAAAATACTTGAATCCGAAAAGAAATACTTAACCTTTGAGTTACCACCAACGATATCTACATGATTATCACCAAAGTTTAGCTTGGGATCATTCACCAGATTCACCACCGATAGAAATTCATTAAGATCGTAGATGCCCATTTCTGTAGGGAAGTCTTCTGCAATCTCAGCCACTGCAAGAATATTCTTGGCTTCTGAAATTGTTTTAACTTCTTGTCCAGGCTTTAACACAACATTAGGATTAATGCTTGAAAAGTTCCTGAGTACAGATAGAGTATCATTTGAAATACTTACTGTCATACTGTTTCTCCTGTTTAAGATTATATATTATATCATACTTTAGTGCAAATGTAAACTGTTATTTTTATAAGAATTCTGTGGGCATTTGGCGATAACTGTCATTATCTCTAGTACCTGTTTTGGGTTG